CGTCGTGTGCGTTTTAAGCTACGTACAAGCTATTCTCAGAACCTCATTGGAAGAATATGAGTTGGCGCAAAGTCACCTTTCGCGTGGCGGCAACACTCTCGATCCGGCTCCCGACCGGCTTATTAGTGTTCCCACATGTATTGCGTTATTGCTGAGTTGTTCGCGTATTATAAGCGCACGAACGCGCTGTTAATCAACAAGCATCGCCATCGCAGTGCCAGTTGCAGCCCCAGCTGGTCCGCCGAGGAATGATCCTAAAGCACTAAGTGCTTTCCGCTGGATAAAACCGGCGACAGCGTCAACACCCTTCTCAAAGAAAGCTGGAATCGAGCTTGTGACTCGAGCAGCTGCATTAGTTAGGATGCTGTTAGCAGGTGGAGGATTGGTTGCGATTTGAGCAAGTGGACTTTCTTCATCAAAGACGAGTTCATAATTAATGACCCATTCGACGACGAGGATAGTTGTTGATACAGGAGCGCCTGAAACAAAGACCGTGATTGGTTGGTAACCGTTCGGGATTTGGTTCCTCACGTTGAGTTCATCGTCCGTGTAGAACAATTGAGGTGGAGATGCATTATGCTGAGTGATAGCTGCGAACTCCTTCACGTCCTGAAGGGCGATGTCTGAACAAGCGCTAGCGGTATACGCTGCAGTTGGCATGGCATCAAGTGATGAGAAATTTGCTGTTGGCCAAGAACGAACTCTGACAATGCCACTGGAGTAAAGAGGAGCGCAAACGCGTCGCATCTTGAAACCGGATGACACTATACGATATCCTGTTGCAGGAAGAGTCGTGTTGATAGGGGTTCTATCCGCCCAAGCGGTCACGAGACCCCCGGGTCCCAGTACGACTGGAAGACATTGGGGAGAATACATAAACGTAGGTTGGAAAAGGAAGCAAGCGACTCCAGCAGGGCTGGAAACTAAATCGAATGTTCCTTTCAGTGACATGGGTAATGTGCGGACAGAACTGTTGTCTGGGAATTTGGCCCCGTTCGCGTGGGAGCAGAACGGGTCAGAGAGACCACAGACAGCATGAGTGTTTCTCATCATGATTTGTTTGTTTGGATTAACAATTGGTTGCTTCTTTGGAAGCGCAACCTGCTTCTTGGCTTTCGAAGAAGTAGTAGACTTCTTGGATTTTGATTTTGTTGGCATTATGTACAAGTATTTACAATTAATTACAGCTTCTTTCACACGCACCATCTACGTGTGTTAAAGAGACACATCATCCTGGGCGGCTTGCGCCGCCGTGCGAGAATGTGTTGCGTCACCGAAGTAACCCTCCCTTGATAGGAACTCAAGTGCTAGGAGCTTTTGAGGATGGTTCCTAAAGCAGTCTTCAAAAGATTGGAGAGACTGTGCGTCGTAGCCAGAGTATAACATATTGTATACCATCTTTTCAAGATTCTCTTGATAACTGCCGTCGTGAGAGAAGGTTGTAGAACAAAATGAAATTGGTTCGTTTGCGTGTTTGATGAAGTAATCGGTAATTTTATAACCCATTTCTTTGTAGATGTTGCGCGAATCAACGATGAGGGTGTCGATATTGTCGTCACCAGCTGACATGATGAATTCGCATTTATAACCGGCCTTGTCTGCGACCTCATAAGAGAGAAAAGACCTAACAAACGAATTTTGAGAGAAAGTCGCTAACATACCAGATGCAATTTGACCGGCAGGGGGGACGTACAATTTTCCGTTCGGCGTTTGGATAACACGGTAAATAACTGTGTACGCATAGGCAATCAAAGAGTAGAAATGCTTCTCTTTACCCGGAAAGATGACGTCTTTGTCGGGATCATAGAGGGCCATAATCACTGCCAAGTGGAAGTAATATAACCAACTGTGTCTAACATCGACCGACCATTCCCAACCTTGCACATCGGATTGTGCGACAGGTGTGTGCTTCTGAAATAATTCATACATTGCTTTAGTCTTCTCGGAAGAGACTATGTCGAGTGCGACAGCAACAGGTAATTCTGGATGTTGTTGTTCTTCAATCAAAGCATCGCCAAAGAGCAGGCGCGCAATTGAGTTTTGAACAAGAGACACTTGAGAAATGAGTCGTGGTTGTTTTTCGATTTTCCTGGCCTCACCTTTAGGACCGAGTAGCACTGGATCATTCCAGTTCGCGTCTAGGAGCGCGACGGCTGCATAGGCAGCACTGTCAGTGTCTAAGTACATGTCGGTTTTACGGTTGTGCCATAGATGTTCGCCGAACACTTCGTAGATTTTAACCCTTGAACAAATAAGATCGTCAAATTCAGCTTGGTAATTGTCCAAGACTGTTTGATTTGTTGACATATGATACTTGAGGGGTGAACCTGGAGTTTTAGTTTTGTCTACTTTATCGCGGACGACTTGTA